TCCCACAATGAATGGATAACAGGGTTTATCGCCGCCCAAGCTGACTTATCCTTAAATCTTATAAACTGCTCGTATCTGCGATGTAGATTATATTCTGCGTCTTTAACATATTTGAACGCAAATTCATCTCTCTTACGACGTGTCGTTATAATCGGTAAATATTTATATATGAAGTTGCTCATTGGTAATAACTCATTCCTTTTTCTAACATATAATTTAATGCTTCCCAACCAGTCCAGAAAGCCTTACCATCTGGTCTTGAATTTCTGTATCTAGCAAATCCTACCAAATAGCAGTAGTATCCGCCGTATCTGCCACACTCATTAAATTCGCACTTTTTTCTTGTTACTACAAATACCTGCATATTACATCTCCTGAAACTCTTTATGTGCCATTTCATACTCTTCATCAGAGATGTCATAAACTCCAGTAAACTTTTCTTTATCCATACTTAAGAGGTCTTCTTCAGACCAGTTTTTTTCACGAATAAGGAAATATCTAACGTAGTTAGCGCCCGTTTCATCGTTGCGCTCATATTGACTGGTTATATTATAACCCAACTGACGCAGGTTATATATCTTTGCGCTTAGTCTTGTGATGTGATACTTAGTGATAGCTTCCCAACTTGTGATGTGTCGGTGTTGTTTTAAGTGTCTTAATACTATTAAATCTTGTGTTTCCATTTTAGAGTCCTTTCGTTAAATGTTTCTATTATAATACACTACCAAATTTTTTATTGTCAATAACTTTTTTTATAATAATGTTAATTTATTTAATTAAAACTATATGTCTTGCCGTCAAACTTTAATTCAAATCTACCGAGATAACCTCTGCGGTTTTTAGCAATTATCCAGTATCCCTTACCCTTTACCTTTTCCAATTCAACTTGCCATTCTGTATGTTCTTTTGTACCGTCATCAGGTTCATTTAATCTCAAATGGTATTCTGGGCGATAGATGAAGCTTACAATATCCGCGTCTTGCTCAATACTACCACTATCCCTCAAGTCACTAAGGTTTGGTGCTTTAATTGTCCTGCCCTCAACTTGTCGGTTAAGCTGACACAAGCACACAACAGGTATATCCATTTCTCTCGCAAGTATCTTTAGCTGTCCAGTTAGGTATGATACCTCGGCATATCTATTACCTGTGAAGTTCTTTGTCGTTCTTAAAATACTTAAATGGTCTACAAATACAATATCTGGCTTTTTCTGATATGTTTTACGAAAAATATCTTCAATCGTCATACCTGCTTTATCATATATCGTCAGTGGGGTTGAGTTATATAGTTCTTTACTTGTGTTTATAAGTTTTTCCCACTGGGTCGAATCCATATTTTCAAAATCGTAAATACCAGTTATTGATTTTACAATTCTCTCGTGAAGCTCAACCTCTGACATCTCTAAACTGCAGAACAACACTTTCTTACCCTGTTTTGCCATTCTATAAGCAACATTCATACCTAGTGTTGTCTTACCGCTTCCCGGTCTACCACCTATGATAATCAATTCACTCTTACGGAAACCTTTAATCTTTTCATCAACAGGATAAAAGTATGTTTTTATATTGCGCAAGTCCTCTTTGCCTGTGTATCTATCCTCTGCGTTCTTTAGAAAAACCTCTGACGCATTGACAGTAGAATCATCAAAAAAGGTTATGTTATCAATCTCTTTAAGTTTATCAGCAAGTTCTTCTGTTTCGCCTGAAAGTATCAGCTCTTGCCTACGTCTTTTCTTCCACTGTTCTAATACACCGAATCCATAGGTGTTAATTTTTTGGTCATCAACAATAGGAAATGTATTTGCTAACTCCATAAGATTTGCTAAAGGGTGATTAGTAAACTTAGAAATACTAACCAAGTCCTTTTTATCAAGTTCTACAATAGCCTTATAAATATTCCGAATACTTATGTCTTCAAAATATTCTGGCTTAATCTTACCTTCGACAAGACAAACTCTCTCAGGACTTGCAAGCAAGCAACTAATCAATGCACTTTCTTCTACATTCATTACCAATTACTCCCCTCAACGTGCCAACCGCTTTCTTCTTTTGTTGGCAAAATGCTGTTTGCATACTGGTTATTATATTTGCATTTGTTAAAATATACATCAGCACCGCAAGCATAGCCCTTACTTACCTCATCAGAGTTTGCATATTCTTTTACCTTTTCAAGAAGAAACTCAGGTGTGATTTTATACTCTGCAATAGTTTGCTTGAATTTCTGGTATGCCTTCTTCTTGCTTCCAGCTCTCTGCTTAGGATAATAAGACCACCATTCCTCAAACTTTTCTTTATATATTTCTTTTTCTTCTTTTATATTATCTTCTCTTATCTGCTCTTGCAGACTGTCAGCAGTCTGTTTACAGTCTGTCGGCAGAATTTTTGGTAAACCTTTGTTTTTATTATATCTTATTTTTTCAGCACTACGCTTTCGTGTTACTAATGACACCTCGTCACAAACCGTTGCCGCTATGCTGTCAAGGTATGTCATAGCTGTTTCATACTGCTTAGACGTCATATATCTGAGAGCAGTGGTTTTATCCGGCTGTTCCTCATTCATAGCCCAAACAAGCTGAAACTTAACTATGCTTAATATTTCATAATCTGAATATCTTTTAGATATTATCGTTGTAGGAATCTTCGTCCAATCCATTGTTTTTCTCCAAAACATCTTTAACGTCATCTTCTAAGTTTCTAAACGCTGTAGAAACAACCATTAACATCAATGGTGTTACCCCAGTTATTTGGGATAAATCCTTTTTTACTCTGTTAAAATGCTTGGAAAACAATTCTGTGATTTCTTCTTCCATTTATTCCTCCATTGTTTAGATGCGTCTTCCATACGCACCCATTATCATAAATTATCTATTTTCCTTGTCAACCTTTAATTTAGTAATCCCACAACAAAAATAAGGGAAAGAATGGCTAGGATAAAAGCACCTAGCCATTGCAACATACTAATCATCAATCTCAACATCAGCTTCATCGTAACAAGCTAACTTTCTGATTGTCTGCAAACGAGAGCCTAGTCTGATGTTGATGTCCCTCAAACTCTCTATTTCTGCTTCCAATTCCTTTATTTTTTCCTTAAGACTAGCGTTTTCATCTGATAGGATTGTTGCTGTCCCCTTGGCTTCTTCTACCTTTTTGCGTGGGAAAAATCCGTTTTTCCTAAAATCTACACTCAAGCTACTGCATCTCGGCGGTATGTTTTGGTAGAACTCCTTATAGTTATCACGAATATTGTTTACGATTGCTCTTGCTTCCTTAAGAGATACATTATACACGTTTCCTATAACTTTTGATACTTTTCCGTTCATAAAGATATATGAGGAATCTGTATCTGATACAAGAAGCTGAAGACATTTACAGCCAGTATCCGTATAAGAAAGCTGACGTGGTGAATTTTCATCTTTATTTAAGCTTTTAACTAATTCTTCTGTGAAAAATACTTTTCTATCTGTACGTTTTTGTTTTTTTGTAAAAAATGACATTGTTTTTTCCTTTCAAATGTTTATTAATGTTTAAGTAAGTGATTGTCTAAAAAATCATAAGCTATGTTTTTTTCTTCTTCTTTTACTCCTTTCAAATGATGTAGAACCGTTGTGTGGTCTTTCTTTATGGCTCTTGCTGTTCCGGATAAAGAAAACCCTAAAATACTAATAGATAAATAACAGAAAGTCCTAATCTTCCAACAAACACTCGGACTATATCTTGTATCATCTACAATATAAAACTTTCTCTTGAATAAATCGTATAATCTCTCTATTTTTTTATCGCAGTTAATGTATGTAACGCTTTTTCCTATTCTAAAAGACTTATGAGCGCATTTGAAACTACAATACTTCTGTTGGCAGCCTGTTAATTCTTTGCCGCATATAATACAATGTTTTACCATCTTGCACCGTTCCTTAATAAATACATATCCGTTTGGTCGCTAATATATTGCTTTAGTTCATCAACTTTCTTGTTTGTGATGTTAGGTATTACCTTTGATAAGTCTAAAATATCAGACTGTTCTATCCATTCACTGAAAGCCAAAACAGCGTTAGTAGTTGGTGAAAGATATTCTCCTGAACAATCTTCGTTATCCGTAAAATACTCAAACAGCTGCTCGGTATATTTCTTTAGTGTTTTTTTATCCATTGTTTTTATCCTTTCTATTTTTTTATTGAAAATTCTTTATTTTTTTTATATTCTCTATTTGAGAGGTGCGCATGGTTGAACAGCTTTCATTCTTTCCCGTTGACCCGTCCGAACTCCACAAAAAAGTGGAAAAGGAATTAGGCAGAGTCGCCGGTGAAGACTGGGAAGACTTCCAAGAGCTTGTCCGATACGAGGTTAATATGCGCCTCAAAGAATTTTATCAAAACAAACCCCACCCAAAATATTTAGATATTGACAAACCACAAAATAAGTGATATACAATAAATGAATATTTCATATTTCAGGTGTCGATGTTTATGAGTCCTTGTCATCGGCACCATTTTTTATTTCTTCTCTTAAGCGTTCCTTTAATGTGTTGAAGTCATTAAGACTCAATACGTCTTCAAGTGCATAAACCAAAGCTTCAACAAAAGCACTGTCAAAAACCCCATAAGATTCGGCAAGCTTTTTTATTATTTCTACCATTTCCCAACCTTTTTTGTGCATTTTATACCCTTTCTAAAAATTCTCTATTTTTTGCCCATACAGAGCGTTATTTTGTTTTTAGCTACCCTTTATCATCTTCAACATTATTCGATGAAACGACTCGTGTTTCTGTCTCATTTTCATATATAAACCGGATAAATTTGCCGTCATCATCAATTTCAATCGTCTTCAGGGTGTCCAAATCTAATTGTTTGACTGCTTTGATTAATTCCTTCAAAATCAGCCACTGCAAGTCAGAGCAATAAATGCCGTGTTGAATAATGCCTTTTGTTTTAAGGCGTTCCAGATAGCTCTTACTCGCTTTCTTCTGTGCGTATGTGCTAACCATTTTCTAATCCTATTGTTCCATTATATCGTCTTATTGTGTCCGCATCTTGTAAATTCTCTATTTTTTCTTTATACCAGCAATCGAATCCCGGATATTTCTTTTCGATAATATCGCAAGTCTGTTGTTTATATGCCGTGTCAAAATGCCAATCCGTCAACATATAGACCTCATCATTATCGAGGTTTATTGCATAGATAAATTCGCACCAACCAGCATCATCGCAAATATGAATAGGGTAATACTTTCCGTCAAAATCACTCGTCGGAAGTTCGGCAATAATCCTTAAAATATCGGTGCCTGTATCCCTCGAAAACTGCGGCAATAAAACGCTGAACGGTATTGAAAATTCCTTAAAACTCTCTGCTTTTTTTGATATTTCCAAAAGTTCGTCATAGGTTTTATCGTCAACTTGTTTTAAAAGGTCGATATTTTCCTTAAACTGTTTCAGCCTGTATTCGTTTTGCAGGTATTCCCTAACCAACTTCACAAAGTTTTCGCCCTGTCCGTTAAAATATCCATCCCACTGTCCATATTGAGCCAGTTTAATTTCGTTATCCTTTATGATAACAGTCAAATGTCTTGTTCCCATTTTAACCTCCGTAAATTCTCTATTTTTTTATGTTTTTAATTGCATCGTCTATAAGTTCATTGACTCGTTACTCTGCGTTTGAATACTTCCGACCGCGTGCATAGTTTTTATTTTGTGCGCGCTTTTCTCTTATACGATTCGCCGTCTTCCTATTGCTTTTTTTGTAACGAATCAATATTTTTTTATAGATTTCGCCCCATTCTCGCCAATCAGAATCTGAAAAATTTCCTTTTCTTGCTTTCATTAAAAAACAGGTTATTTTATCAAATTCGCTTACATATATTTGCATATTTGATTCCTTTCCTATAACTGAATATCTTTTTTTGATATGGTTTTAAATCTGATTTTATCACCAATCGAAAAAAGCCGTAAATAAATTGTTAATTGTTGAGTCGCTTTCGTTCTCGCCTGCTGAATTGTAGCGGCATCGACAGAAAGAGTCCCGCGTATTTCTGAACCCATAAAACCGAGTCCCGAATATTCAAGAGTCCACGTTTTCAAATTGTATGCCATTTTTGAGTCCTTTCGTTATAGCTTGCCATCATCAGGGAGCGGGGAGCCACCACCGCACCGACAGCCAGAAATTATTTATTTTTTCTGACCGTTTCGGCTTTTACTTGAAAATATGTTGTTTTTCAATAATAGTATTATTATATTTTGAGTCGCAGTATTGCCCGAAGTTTTTCGCTTTTGTTGTTTCCGTGCTGACTCTTGTTTCTTGCTCCACTTTTTCCGAAGTATCCCAAAAAACAATATTTTCCTTTCTTTGGTATATTGTAGAGTCAATACGAAATTTACAATATTTTGCAATTTTTTCGAGTCTCTTTTCCTCCGGTGAGCCGTCCGAAGCATTACCCAAAGCAATACGCGCTTTTTTCAATAGTTTCTGCCAATCAATCATTTAAACCTCCTTTTATATTTTCAAAATTGCCAAGCCGGCGCAGATATAAGCCGGAATAATGAACCAAAGAATCGCACAGCCGAGCCGCCAAGCCTCCAGAAAATAGAGATATAAACCGCTTAAAATAGCCAAACCAATAAAAAACAATAAAAAATTAAATATTTTCATTAAAACCCCCTTTTTTTATCCATCCAAAAGGGCGGAAGAGTCCGCCCGTTGTTTATTTTCCGAATCTTCTTTCAGTGTGAATCATTGGAGGATTGCAAGAGTCATTATATTCGATTTTGTCCCCCCAAATTTCGATTAATTCATCACTTACAGGGCAAGCGACATAATCCCAACCCGTGCCGCAGTGGTCAACACATAAAATAAAACAATCGATTTTTTCTGAATATGTAAAAAGCAATTTAAAATTTTTTTCCAGATATTCAACATCTGATTCGCTGCAATCTGTAATGAAATATTGAAAAAATTCCCTTTGATTTCCGTCTTCATCTTCCCAATCAAAGCGGGCATTTTCCCAGATTGAGTCATCAATTTCCGCAATGTTATTGCATAAAATATATGAATTGTGACACCATTGAGTCGCGATTCTATAGGTAGTATATTTTGTCATCGTTTGAGTCCTTTCATAAAATTAAAATGTTGTCATTTGATTTCTTTTTATTCTTTATATTATATTTATATCATATAATCATATAAAAGTCAATACCTAAAACACAAAAAAAGCAAAAAAAACGCAAAAAAATGTTGTTTTTTCGGTTGTATTCTGTTAAAATTGCATTAAGAGGTTGAAAAATGGGCGTAATTGACTTTGAAAAGGCAAAAAAGAAGACCGAATCGGCGGAATCGAGCGAATCGCCTGAAGCAATCGACACGGGGCGCGCAATTATAACGAATCCGGAAAATATAAAAGCATTTACAGAGCTTCAGAAGAAAAAAGATTCAGGATTTGCCACTGTAGCAGAGCAGAGAAGACTCGGACGCCTTAAGAAATACGGCGACGAAGCCCAAGCACAAAACAAGATTCAGCATCAGCCCCAAAACATACCGAGTAAATATTTATCTATTGCCAAGCTAAATAAAAGCCCTCTAACACTCACAACCGAGAAAGCCGAAAAGATAATTGATTTAATAAATGACGGCTTAACAATGATTCAAGCCTGCACACAAGAAAGCATTAAACCCAAGCAGTTTCTAAACTTCCTCGATGAACAAGGAAACGAAACACTAAAAAACAAATATTATAATTCAAGAATATTATTGGCTGAATGGTATTTAGAACGCAGGGAAAGCTTAGAAAAAGACCTACGCGCGAATAAAATAGATTCAAGCACCTATTCAACCTTGGCAAACGATTATAAATATCTTGCCGGAAAGCTTGCCCCGCTTGCCTACGGTGACAAGATTCAACTAGACGCGCAAATAGTAAAAGCAGACCTAACCGAAAGCATAAGCGCCGACAAAATAAAACAGCTTAATAGCCTACTTAATGCAAATATAATTGATTGCGAATATATAGAAAGCGCGCCCGCACGCGTAGAGGATAACGAAAACGACTAAAAAAGCCTTTGACAACGTGAAAAAAATTTCATACTTTATCGCTTGTATATATGAAAAAACTTTCACGAAAGGCTAAAAAATGAAAAACAGCGATATATTAAAAGCACTAAAGTACCGGCGCAAGGTTTCAGATTTTGCCAAATACATCGGAGTCACGCCGCGCACGGTTTACAACTTATTACAAAGCGAAAAGCCCAAAGACTCGCAGTATTACAATTTTATTAAATACCTGCTTTACTTGTTTACAGCTTAATCACTATAAGACCGCCGGCAGATTTTGCCACTACCCGCCAACATAGAAAAACTTGAAAAAAGCATGCTTATTTTATACAAATAAACTCAATCACAATAAATTATAAAAATCTGGTTTCATCATTATGCTATACGCTAACCATACCCGCCTTCCTAATAAAAAGGGACTGTGTGTTTGGGATAAAAAATACCCTCTGTGGGAAGAACAGAGGGATGAAAGGACCAAACTAATGAAAAAATCTTTTATGTATTACGAGACCATAGTAGCATCTGTTTTGGGTATTGTCAAGAATAAAAAAGCCGACACTGGTAAGCATCGGCTACACTTTTGGAGAAAGCGTGGTATTATACTTTTTGGATAGTCTGTCCGTTATCATTCAGGATATATATGTTACCTTCTGTAATGTAGGAAACGCCATCTACGTTGACGTGGGCAAGTGATGTATTTTCCTTTCTCGGATTTTGTTCATATTCTCCATAGAAATATACCTGATTAGGCTCTGTAATTGTTAGGAAAGCGGTTCCATCTTCAACACCTAATGAATGTAATACATTTGCGGATAAATTTGCATTCTGAGAATCATCACCGCACTTGCCTTGAGTTTGTTCTTGTGCAATCATATAATCCCAAACATCAACTGATGTTGTTACTCTAGGGTTTATTGTAATTTGTGCATCGGAATGAATTAACATATAAGATTGGGAATTACCCTTTTGAATTTTTGCATACATTTTGTATCTCCTTAAGTAAGTTAGTAAGTAAGTAAGTTGGCTATCCTCACCCTTGAGGGACGTGGCACCTGATATGATAGCCGTGGGTGCTATTTATACGACTAAGCATAAACAGGGATATTATAGCATAATAGGATAGTTTGTCAAGGGTATACGCCTTCCTCAGAGAAATTTGTTGACAGTTTCGAAAAATATAATATATTTGAGATAAGGGGTATCATTATATGAATGATGAGATAGTCAAGCAGTTTTTGGATAATCCTGTAGAGGGGAGATTGGCATTAAGTGCCAGTTTAAAGAATTTTATTGCGTTTTTTTTCTGGTATATGTATAGACAGCAGTTTATATTCCGACCATTTCACAATTTAATCATTAAGAAGTTAGAGGATATAGCCTTTGGTAGGGCTGAAAAGAAAAATTTAATCATAAATCTGCCACCGAGAATGGGAAAATCGGCTATCTGCCAGATGTTTGGTGGGTGGTGTTATATGTTAAATCCACATTCCAACTGCATATATACCTCATATAGTGATGACTTAACGAGTTCATTCTCAAAGGATATTAGAGCTATGGTTGAGAGTGACGCCTTTAAGACACTGACGGGAATTAAGTTAAACAAAGCTAAGAGTGGTGCTGATTACTGGGCTACAACCATAGGTGGTGGTTTCCGTGCGGCTTCAATGGGTGGTTCAATCACTGGATTTGGTGCCGGAGTAAGTGGTAATGACTTTGGTGGCTGTATGATTATTGATGACCCGAACAAAGCGAGTAGTGTTAAGAGTCAGGCGGAATTACAAAACACGATAGACTACTACAATAACACATTAAAGAGCCGTCTTAATAACCAAGCAAGAACGCCGATAATTGTAATTATGCAGAGATTAGCCTTAGAGGACTTGACGGGATACTTGTTAGAGAATGAGGCTGAAGATTGGGACATAATTAAGCTTCAGGGGCTAAATGAGGACACTGGAGAAGCCCTTTGGGAAGAAAAGTATCCTGCGGCAGAGTTGATGAAGTTAAAAAAAGTCAATCCGTTTGTTTATTATGGACAGTATCAGCAAGAGCCGATAGTAGTAGGTGGTAGTGTCATAAAGACCGAATGGTTTAGATATTACGACCCAAAAGAGAATCATGACTATCAATTTACTTTTGTTACATCTGATACAGCACAAAAGAAAGGCGAAGCAAACGATTTTAGTGTTTTCAGCTTCTGGGGTAAAACCTTTGACAATAGATTGCATTTGTTAGATATGGTAAGAGGCAAATGGGAAGCTGATGAGCTAAGACAGCAAGTCAAACTCTGTTGGCAGAAATGGAGTAAATTCAAATTACCGCCGTATGGCTTCTATATTGAGGATAAGTCATCAGGTATAGGTGTAATACAAGAAATTAAGAAAACCGACCCAATACCGATTATACCGATAACAAGAGCAAGATATAAAAACGACCAAGGTATGTGGGTTGCGGCAGATAAGTTCTCAAGAGTTATGACAACAGCACCGTATTTAGCTAATGGTTGGGTCTATTTGCCAAACGGAGAAAAAGATGATATTTCAGCACCTCTTTTAGCAGAGTGCGCCGCATTTCGTGCAGACCTTAGCCATAAGCACGATGACATGTGTTTTGTAGCAGGCACTAAGGTGGCAACTCTGTTCGGCGATAAAAATATAGAAGAAATCAAAAAAGGCGAGTATGTAATAACACCTTATGGCGTCCGTAAGGTGTTAGAGTCAAAATGCACAGGAAAAGCAAAAACAATCCATAAATTTGATATTGAAGCAACGCCAAACCATAAATTCTTTACTAAAAGTGGGTATAAACAATTTGATACACTTGACGACGCCTCTGAACTTGATATATTAAGCTTAGGAGGGTTGATAAGATGGAAATACAAGAAGTTATTGAATTTAATGGAAAAAAATACAAGCTTATGGGAGGGAAGAAACGGTATTATCTCTCTCAGTCAACACATAACGCTGAACGAAGGGGTGCTAAAGGACTTCACGTTGCGATTTGGGAGTTTTATTCAGGCAGGACAGTTCCTAAAGGCTATGTCGTTCACCACAAAGACCATAATCCTTTTAACAACGACTTCTCTAATTTGGAGTGTATATCAAGGAAGCAACATCTTGCATTGCATAAAGAAGACCGCGACCAATGGTGTCATAGTGAAGAAGGCAAGAAACATCTTGAAGAAATCAGAGAACTCACAAAAGAATGGCACAAGTCTGAAGAAGGAAGAAAGTGGCACAGCGAAAAATCAAAAAGACAGTTTGAAAAAATCAGAAAAACAAAGAAATGCACTCAATGCGGTAGGGAATTTCAAACTTGCGGAAAAACAGAAATATGCCACTGGTGTTATGACGCAAACTATCACAGAGAAAAGCGAGCAAGACTTAAAGCCGGTGTATAATTTGACAATCGCCTCAGATAGTGTATACTATGCAAATAGAGTGCTAGTATCCAATTGTGATACCTTATGTGATGCTGTAGACGTTGCTTTTGGTAGCACCGGTATAAGTTCAATATTTATTTGAGGTTGATATGAAAAAACTACCTAATAAGAAAACAAACAGTTTAGATGGATTTGTAGAAAATATAGGCGGTTGGGGTTTGCCTTTTAATAATCCTTTTGCACCGCAAAACTCTCGTATTGATACAATGTTTATCAATACACGGTGGGCTTTGATTACCAACTTCAGAAGTATATTGTCAGAAGCTTATGCTGAGTATGGTATTGTTCAGACATTGGTAGACCAACCTGTTGCCGATGCTTTCAGAACAGGATATACGATAAAAACCGACAAGCTCACAGATTCTCAAAAAAGACAGCTTTATTACTATATAGAGATGAATCAGATAAACGAAGTCATTATGGAAGCGTTTAACTGGTCGAGATTGTATGGTGGTAGTGGTATTTTGATTAACACCGACCAAAAGCCTGACACACCTATTGAGTATAATAAGATAGGGAAAGATTCTCCGTTAGAGTTTATTGCGGCTGATATGTGGGAATTGTATACTGATATTCCGATGTGGAATCCGTGGGAAAATATGGATAAGACAAAGTATTTTAACTACTATGGAATGAGATTAGACCGTTCGAGAGTATTGCCGATTATGGGTAAAAAAGCGCCTTCGTTTATAAGAAATCGATTAAGAGGGTGGGGTATGAGTGAGCTTGAACGCGTTGTAAGAAGTATTAACTCATATCTTAAAAACCAAGACCTTATTTTTGAATTGCTTGATGAAGCAAAAATTGATGTCTACCAGTTGAACGGATTTAATACGGCTATGCTGACCTCGCAAGGGACAAAAACGGCGGAAAGACGTGTTCAAACGGCAAATACATTAAAATCATACTTGAACGCTCTTGTGTTGGATACAAACGATAAATATGAACAAAAACAGTTATCTTTCAGTGGTTTAAGTGAAATTCTTAATCAGATACGTCAAGGTGTAGCGGCTGATTTGAAGATGCCTTTAACAAAATTGTTTGGCGTAAGTGCGGCAGGTTTCAATAGTGGTGAAGATGATATTGAAAACTACAACTCTATGATTGAATCTGAAGTAAGGGCAAAAGCAAAGCCTGTTGTGATAACAGTATTAGGTGTAATTTGCCAGAAATTGTTTGGATTTATTCCTGATGATATGAGTGTAGAATTTAAGTCATTGAGGATTTTGTCTGCCGAGCAAGAAGAAAATATGAAGAATAGCAAGTTTAATCGCTTGATTGAGGCTGTAGCAAATGGATTGGCAACCCCAGAACAGTTTATGATTGGTTGTAATAATGATAATCTGTTGCCTGTAACATATACCCAAAAAGATATAGAAATGGCTTCTCAAATGGGAATGGTAGAGTTTTCAGAATCTGAGGGAGAACAACCTCAAAAAGAAAAAGGTGGATTTTTAGGGTTCTTTAGAGGTAAGAACTATGCAAATAAGCCTGAAAAGAGTGCAAAACCTGATGAAACAGGTAAAGTAAAAGAAGTAGACGTAACATCAAATAAGTTTGTAAGACCGGACAGAGAGCAGAAGCCTCTGCCAGAAGAAACATATCCTTATAAGGGTAAGAGAACAGTTCGTTATGTGGCTGTAGGAAAATAAAAAAACCACCTCGAAAGGGGAAAGAGGTGGCGGAGTTATCAATGTCTAACCAATAGAAACATAGCACATAAAAACCGTGCTGTCAACTCATTTGACATTTGGTGTATGCGTGTTATTATACAACTAGAGGTTTTAAAATGATAGAAAATAGTAAAAACTTTCCGAGAAGATATTTTGCCCGTCATATAAAAGAGGGATTAGTCCATTACCTTGAGAATGGTAAGGATAAATTATATCTTGTTACGAATGAAGCTTTGCATAAGATGAACTCGTCTTTTGAGGGCAAACCGATTTATATTCGACACGTCGACGAAGTAGACACAGATAAAATGAAAGAGGAAGCTGTCGGGTATGTAGTGAAAAGTTTTTATAATGAGTTTGATGGGGCTTGGTGGGCTGAAATCATAGCAGATGATGAAGCTCAGGGCTACATTGAAAAAGGTTGGGCTGTGTCTAACGCATATCTCCCAACCGAGCTTGGCTCTGGCGGTGTGTATCACGATATTGACTACGATAAAGAAGTCAAGAGCGGGGTATATGAACACCTAGCCATTGTTGATAATCCTCGGTATGAGGAGGCTGTTATTATGACGCCAGAGGACTTTAAGGAGTTCAACGAGGGTCGTAAAACAGAATTGGATAAACTTAAAAATTCTAAGGAGAATGAAATGCTTTCTGAAGAAGATAAAAAGGAACTTCTGGATTCTCTGAAAAATTCTTTATCTGAGATTGTAAAAGACACAGTAAAGAACGCATTAGACGAGAAAAACGCAGAAGATAAAAAGAATGCTGAAGATGAAGACCATCGTCAGTTAATTCGTGAAATTGCCGCCATTTCTGCAAAGGGTGAAAGCGATTTCGAAGGAGGCTTAGACGAGAAAGTTCGGACTATTATCGGCTTGGCTGAAAAACTTGGCTATTCTAAAGACGAAGCAAAACACAATGCTGAGGATGAAGAAGACAAGAAAGATGAGGAAGAAAAGAAAGACGAAGAATCCGAAGACAAAAAGGATAATGAGTCTGACGAAGATTCCAAAGAAAACAAATGTCATAATGAAGAAGATGAGGAAAAAAAGGAAGAAAAAAAAGAAAATTCCAAATTTTTCGATTTTCTGCATAATGCAAAAAGTTCAAGCGATAAAAGCAAGACGGTTGCTACGATGGCTTCTGGTTTGGCTCTTGGTCGCGCTCGTTATGGTTCTAAATAGGGAGATAATGTAATGGAAAATAAATTAAGTTTTCAGATGAACGTATTTGCACCGACTGAAGAAATTAAAGGTCGTAAGGTTTTACCGGCAAATACAGAATCTTTTTCTGGTATGATTGACGCATCGGTTGAAGGTAATGTTGTTCCGGGAACTCCGATGAAAATTGTTGCCACTTCTGCAAAACTGCCGCATTTTGCGCCGGCTACTGCTGAAGACAAGATTATCGGTTTCTTGGAATGGAATGTTATTCGTTCTGCGTATGTTGCTGGAACTCCGTGCCAAGTATCGCCGGATACTAACGTGATGTATATGGAAGCTTCTGGCGCAATTAACGCTGGTGCTAATGTTGCTATGGACAGCTTTTCTAATATCACGATTAAGGCGGCTGGTAATAATGATGCTGTAATCGGATATGCTTTGGAAGCCGCTACTGCATCAGGTCAGTTAATCCGTGTTAAAATTAAAATTGCATAGGAGATTCAGATATGGATAAGATTTTAAATTCAAAAGGTGAGAGCGTAGCAGTTGAAACTCTCTTGAATGAAAGAGAAATGGCTTTTGCTGATAAATTAACGAATGCTTTATCGGAAAATTATGGCTACTTAGTCCCGATGACGACATTGACTGCTGTTTTGCGTGATGTTGCACAACAGAAGTTCTATCAAATTCCGGTAGCTGATTATTTGCCGGTTCGTGTTGGCACAGAAGCCGCGTGGGCTGAAGACATTATGATGTTCCGTTCGTTCCAAGTTGGCGGTGACTTTGAAGAAGGTTATATTGAAACCGCTAATGAAGGTCGTTTGGCTTCTACTGACGCCGCTCTTGACGCTATTCGCGTTAAGACCCGTTTGTGGGCTAAAGAACTGAACTGGTCTATTGCTGATGTGGCAAAAGCTGCTAAGACTGGTATTTGGGATATTGTTACCCAAAAAGAAAAATCTCGTAAAACCAACTGGGATTTGGGTATTCAAAAGACTGCTTTCTTGGGTTCACGTGATGGTGCGTTGGAAGGTTTGTTGACATTGTCTGATGTTACCATTAACACCACGTTAATTCCGGCGGCTATTAGCTCTATGACAGACGCTCAATTCCAAGCATTTGCTCAAAACATCATCGATGCTTACTTGGCAAACAACAACTATACCGCTATGCCGAATCGTTTGTATATTCCGCAAAGTGATTATGTTGCTTTGTCGACCGCTACCAGTGTTCAATTCCCGATTAAATCTAAGATTGAATACTTGCGTGATGTTCTGAAAGCCGCTACCAATCAGCAAGACTTTGAGATTAAGCCGTTGGCTTATCTGCAATCTGGTTTGTCTGACGGTAAATTACTGACAGACCGTTATGTTTTGATGCGCTATGATGAAGATGTAGCTCGTTTCGAAATTCCGGTAGACTATACCGTAACTGTTCCGAACTCGATTGAAGGTTGGACAATTCGTAACGTTGGCTACGGTCAACACAGTGGCGTGTTAGACGCTCGTCCGCAAGAAATCTTGTATATGGACTTAACCGCTTAGGAGAAACACTATGAGAATTAAGAATGTTGGTCGAAGCACGATTATTTTCAATGGTGGTTCTCTTGAGGCAGGGAAGGTAGCTATTTTCAATGGCGAAGCCGAAAAAATCGGTGCCGCATTGTTAAAAGCATATCCGAGTAAATTAATGGATTTGGACAACGTTAAACAAGAAGATATTGTTGATGTTGTTGTTGAGGATAACTCTGCAGAAACATCTGTAGAAACGCCGAAAAAGAAATCCAGAAAGAAATAGTTAGGAGGGAAGTTATGAGTTGTTGTAGCGTTACAGTCGATGATTTTAAGGCACAATTTGCCCGTAACTTCCCATACCTTCCTTTTTGGGATTCAGGCAAAGTCTATTTTGAGGGCGATATTGTATACTATGAGCCTAATTTCTATCAATCTATTGTCAATAACAATACGGCAAATTTAGACGATGCAGAAAGCTGGCAAGTTATACAAGATTCTGTAGATAATTATGTTTCAGATAATGACATAGACAGAGCGAGAATAGAAGCTGTAGCGAGTTTTAACTGCGAGCTGATGTCAGATAAAGAGGTCGGTAGATTGATTTTCTTATATCTGTGGGCTTTTTATCTTGCTTACGACTTGTCGTTAGCTCAAGGCGGTGCGTATGGCAGTGTAACGTTCCCTGTAACAGATGTTACGGTTGGTAGCGTCCACGAGGGCTATTATGTGCCGAAAGCATACTTAGAAGACCCGATTCTCGGATTTTATGCGAGAAACGGATTTGGTCTGAAGTATCTGAACTTGGTATATGCAAAGACTATCGGAAACGTAAGGGTTGTAGCAGGATGGAGTTTACCGTAAAAACAGAACTCGATTTGAGTGGTTTTAAGGAAATAGAAAAGGCTTGTAAAGTTCTTTCTAAGACGGTAGAGGTTGGTATTCTGAATAATGCTGAAGAAGCTCAAATCGGAGAGTTGCAACACAACGGTGGTATTGGATATTATGCTTATGGCGCTTTTAAGGGTCAAGAAGTAATGGTTCCACCAAGACCGTTTTTAGCAAATGCTATGAATCACTACGGTAAAGAGATATTAGAATCTGAAGCTACAAAACTGAGTGATTTTAATGTAAGCACTGCAAATACTATTTTAGAGAGAGTCGGTGAAAAATCTGTTTTTGCAACTCAGTATGTGATAGATGAGTATGCAAGAGATGGTGGTAACAGCGACAGAACTATCATAACTAAGGGTAAAGATAGTCCGCTTATTGATAAAGGTAATTTAAGGGCTTCTATTGAGTATGAGGTTGTAGAATGAGATTGAATCCAGTTAATTTGACATTAGGAAAGAGATTGCCAAGACCACAACTGGGTATCAATATGTGGTCGCAAGGTGCCAGAGCTAAAGTAATACGTCAAGTGGTAGATGCCTATGGTAACGTAGACAATGTGACGTTTTTCTTTAACTTTGACGGTGTAATTCAACCGTTAAGACCTGAAGAAATCAAAGTAAAAGAAGAAGCTCAATGGTCTTGGGATTGGTATTGGTTTCACACGTTGCAAAATGTGCAACTTACAACTAATGATAGAGTTTTCTATAAAAACGTAGAGTATAAGATAATGGCTGTAAAGGATTATTCCGATTACGGTCATATAGAGTATCACTGTATTAAGGATTGGCAGAACAATGCAGATTGAGGAATACATAGTTGATATAATCCGTAAAGAGATGAATTTAAGTCAGCAAAACATCTGGATTCATTCTCAGAACAGGAAAATTCCGCCACAATCGCAAGAATTATATGTGACTGTTGGCTGTGTAGACTTTTTACCTATTTCAAGCAAGAGTAGGTTTAAAATGGTAGACGCAACGCAGACAGAGTCTGAGTATGGAACGGAAGTCCAAACTGTTTATGGTCGTGCAAGCGTTCAAATTGACATTTTAAGCAGAAGTAGAGAAGCGAGAATCCGCCGTGCAGAACTCTTAATGGCGTTAAATTCTTACTATTCTAAGGAAGTTCAAGATAAAAAGCAGTTTAGAATTTTTGAATTGCCTGCAAGATTTATTAACACATCAAGTCTTGAGGGCGGTTCGGAAATTAACCGTTTTTCGTTGATAATACGCGCTATGATTTCTGAAGATAAGGTAAAAGAAACGGATTACTACGATACGTTTAATGCAAAAATTTTGGCAGAAGAAGCAAATGTTCAAGAGATAGTTCTTAATGATTTGCAAGTTGAGCCTTAATGAATTATTATGAATGTGTAAGTTTAATTTAAAGGAGTAACAAAATATGAGCGAACTCTCAATATCAAATGTTATTCGCGTTACAGTGCAGGGAGTGCAGAGAAGTCGGACACCTAAAAATGTCAATGATGTCGCTTTGTTTACTCCTGAACAGCCGAATAATGTATCGGAGTATATGTATGTTATTGACCCGAATGATGTAGGTAAAGCCTATGGCACTGACTCTTTGACATACAGAATGGCTCTCGAAGTCTTTGCGCAAGACGCAAACTTATTAAGCGGTCAAGGTGGCTTGGTTGTTATCCCAATGAAAAATGCAGTAAATGCTAAAGCAGCTTCTTTCGCTTCTGGTGAAATTAACGCTGATGCTATTGCGGCATTCAAATTGGTAAACAATGGCGCTTTGACAATTACAGAAAATTCAAATGTTGTTTCTTTAACTGGTTTGAATTTCACAAAATGTGCAACTTTGGCTGATATTGCGAAAGTGTTGCAAAATGCAACCAGCGCAGTAAATATTTCGGTTGATAGTAGCACGATTGTTTTTGGTTCTAAGAAGTTAGGTGCAAGTTCTTCTGTTGTATTGTCTAGCGGACAAAGCGGAACGGATATTTCCGGTGCCACCTATTTGAATGTTTCTGGTGGAACGACCACTGCAGGTGTAGACGCTACTGGTGAAACATTGGCTGATGCATTAGCAAGAACTTATGATTCGGTTGCTTATACTGGTGTTATGTGCGCTAAGTATATGGCTGATGACGAAATCACTGGCGCTCTTACTTTCATCAATGCAAATGATTTGATTTTTGTGAACGTTTGGTACTCAAATGCAGACATTAACGGCGCTTGTAAGACAATTCAGCAAGGTTCTAATTCAAAATGCCGTTGCTTAGTTTATACAAACGGATATGAAGAAGCTAAATTGATGTTAGCGGCTTATGTCGGTCGTGCGTTTAGTGTTAATTTTGAAGGCTCTGATGTTTCTCAAACAATGAATTTGAAAACATTGAATAATATAACGCCGGACTTGAACTTGACTCAAACAGACTATACAAACGCTGAAACGGCTGGTGTAGACTTGTATGTTTCGTATGAAGGCACTCCGGCAGTATTGTCAAGCGGTGCAAATGATTACTTTGATGTTGTTTATGAAAATATGGCATTGAAGTTTTATGCACAAATGGGAATGTTCAATGCACTTAAGGCAGTAGGTACGAAAGTTCCGCAAACTGAAGCTGGTGTAGCTATTCTGAAGAACGCTTTGGGTAATGTATTCCGTCAATTTGTAAGAAACGGTATTCTTGCGCCGGGACAATGGAATAGCGCACAGACGTTTGGTGACCCGGAAACCTTTAAGGCAAATATTGCTAATCAAGGTTGGTATGTGTATAGTATGCCGATTGCGCAACAATCACAAGCTCAACGCGAAGCTCGTGTAGCACCGTATATCCAAGGCGCGGCTAAACGTGCAGGTGCAATCCACAGTGCAGATGTGTTAATTATCGTAGAGGAGTAATGAGATGAGTGAAACATATAGATTAACTGGCGATGACTCCTTTATTTTGTGGGGTAGAGCTATTACCGACTTGGCAGATGGCGATGTGGTAACGATTGTTGCTGACAATAACATAGCGTCTTCTATTGTTGGTAAAGGAAGTAACGTAATTGTTGCAAAAGACGAGCAAGGTAAGAAATGCACCATTACTTTAAGATTGCTGAAAGGGTCTAAAGACGACCAATTCATTCATTCATACTATAAAACGTATGAGATTGACTCGGCATTATTCTTAATGGGTAATGGTAGCTTTGCAAAACGTCTTGGTGACGGTTTTGGTAATGTTGTATTTGATACAAAGTATCTGAGTGCTGTTCACTTCACTCGTGCGCCGTATGACGCTACTTGGAACGTTAATGGTGCAACAGACCAAGCTGTTACTGTTTACACAATGCAAGCATTGATTGAAAGGGTATTAGGATAATGGAGTTTACTACAAAGGGGAATAAAGCAAAAGTTGTGCTTAATCCGACATCTTTGGATAAGGCATTTAAACTTAAAGCGTTGGTTGAAAAATCGCTTTTAAAGCAAGGCATTAAATTATTTGATGTTTTAGAGAAAGGCGAGCTTTCGTATGAGGATTTATTTAATTTGGCTATGGCGGTCGATTCCGATATTGAGGTATTTGACGCTTGCTTTGAATGTATGGATAAATCCATTTACAATGACGTTAAAATCACTAAAGATGTGTTTGAAGATGAAGACGCACGTGGTGATTTGTATGAAGTATTGTTTTATTGCCTGAAAGTAAACGTTTACCCTTTTTTCAGACACCTCCTTTCTTCGTTCGGAATAAACAAGACTACAGCGGAGAATGGAGAAGTCCTGAAATCCATATAGGCGATGATTTACGCTTTCTGAGAGTAAAGATTGCCAAATTAGGTTATTACGGTGGCGACCCTCACAGGGTGGGGGAAGCCACGATAACCGATGTATTAGATATATTAGCGTATGAGGCTTTTGAAGCCGATTATACGACTACAGAGAGAGAGTTGAATAAAGATGGCTGATACGGTAAGTAAATTATATGCTGAAATAGGTTTTAAGGTTAATCAAGACGGATTAAAACAAGCCCAACGTGTTTTAGCAGATATGGCAAATCAAATGTCAGCCATCAACAATGCGACTAAAGAAGCCGCAAAACAATATGGTATTTTCTCAAGAGAGCAGAGCCAGCAATCATTAAAAGACGCTAAAATAGCTACTGAGAATGAGCGTGCAGAAGTTCAAAGAAACAAAAGAAAACTTGATAATAAGAAGTTTGAACACAAACAGCTTATGGACTTGGCTAAACTAGAGTTTCAAGTAGAAAAGTATAATGCCTCTGAAAAGCAAAAAATAGAACGTCAGCAAACAAAAGAAGCTGAAAAAGCGTCTAAGGCACAGAAAAAACGTCTTAGCGATATGTTACATTCGTTTCGCAGTTTTGCGGTAGGATTAAGAAATACATTTCTGACCTTATCAGGTATAGGAGCCGGTGGGGTTATTTATGGAATGAAACAGTCCTTAGACCGTTCTATTCCTACTCGTGATTTTCTGATGACAACGGGAGTAAGCTTATCTCAGCTTCAAGGCGTTATGTCCCGTATGGTAAATGTTGGCTCTCGTATGTCCCAACAGCAAATAATGGGAGATATTCAAAAAGTATCACAAAATCTGTCTGATATTGCTTTAGGGCAAGGAGAGTTATCACCTTATAAATTACTGCACGTTGCGGCACAGCGTGGAGATGTAATGGGTGTTATTCGTGGGGTTGAGCAATCTGTAAAAGGTTTAGACAACGCTATGGCTCTTAATCTCACAAGACGTGTGGGTTTGAGTGATGATTGGCTTGCTTCTTGGCGTTTTAAAGAGAGATATGGCGGCGACCAAAGACAAATAAATGATGAGCAGTTGAAATCTATTGTGGAAGCAGATATTGCATTACGGCAGTTGAAGTTTGCTTTCAAGAATTTAGCAGACCACATAACGGCGGCAGTTTCGCCAGTTATTACCAAAATGGCGCACAGTATAAGAGACTGGTTGCAATCAATATCGGCTTGGATAGATGAACACCCAGACACTATAAATGGTTTGTTGGATTCTTTACACGAACTGTATAAAGCCATTAGAACTGGTGCGTTTTTGATAGGAGAGGCTATTGAATGGCTGAAAGGAATTCTGAGTTTTTCTTCCTCTGATTCTAAAACTCTTAATAGAGAGCCTACGTTTGTAGAATACCTACAAGGATATAGAAAAGGTGATATCTCAAAAATTAACACAGCTGCTGAAAAAGATTTACTTAATTTTTTGGGTAGAGATAACATCAAAGAATTTAACAATGATAGAAGAATAAGCTCAAGAAATGTAATTAACGCTTCTGATAATAGTGTTCAAAACGTTACCATAAATGCTAATACCGAAGATGAACTTATTGAAAAAGTAGCAAATACTGTAGAAGAAAAACAGAAGTCAAACAGAGAAACTTGGTTAGATAATCTATATTCAAATAGTGATTTGTATGTAGTTTCTCCAGTAATAGGTAGTGCAAGTGCGAGGAGTTAATAATGGCAGAGAATTGGACAGATTTAACGAATAGATTTAATCACGGTGCTTTTGGTTCCGACCAATTAACTGCATTAAAAGACCATATAAAAGAGTATTTTATTGTGGGTCAAGGCACTGAGGGTATTGCTAACTTAAGATTAGATATTATCGGAGATGAAACACTAACGGTTGAATCCGATGTAACCGACCATTACGTTGAGTCAAATCAGGCGTATCAAGACCAGATTTCACTTAAACCGAAAATCTATACAATAAACGGCGAAGTCGGCGAATTGGTATGGTATCAAAAGGATTCAGCTTCCCAGATATTCGGACAGGTGGCTCAGAGGTTAGAGGGAGTTGTTTCGTTCTTACCTATCAGAAGTCGTAGCTTTAATCAGATGAAAAAGACAGTAATGCAAGCGGCTCAGTGGGTAGATACTGCAAGTAATGCCGTTTCTAAGCTGTCTAACTTGATGAGTGATTCTTTTGGCACTGTAACACATCAACAACAAGCCTATAACGAACTTTTGGCGATGAGAGATGGGCGCAGTCCTCTAACAATTCAAACGCCGTGGGGTATCTTAAAAGACTACGTTATTACGAGCTTGAAATTAACCCAACCGAAAGAAACAAAGGATAAATCGGCAATCTCTATTACGTTTAAGGAGTTCAGAACGACAAGCGTATCTACTGTGAAGTTTGACCCTGAAAAATATCAAAGAAATGCTGGTATAGAAAATCAACCAAAGGTTGACAATGGTAAAACTGAGGGAGAGGACGCAAGTTTACCTAAAACAATAGAAACAACTTCTGACGGTGACGAATACGAGCAGTGTCGAGTAGTAGCAAACGATGAGATTTATAGTGTAGAATATTCTGATAAGTATGGCTTTTCTGTTCAAAATCCAGAAACGTATCAATATTTACCTCACGATTCTGCTGATTATAAGGCGGCTGTAAGCCAAGCAACTATTGAGTGTGATAATATGATAGGAAAATTGAAATGAGTATAAGAGTATTAAGCACATTAAACGACAATGCGTATCAGACCGTTTCCTTTGACACCAAAAAGGGAGAACGTGTAAAACTTACGTTTCGGTTTATACCGAGCCAAGAAACGTGGATTTTTGATGTAGAAAGCCCGTCATTAACTGTATATGGATTGGCTCTGAGTGCGTTTGTTAATCTGCTTGACCCTTATCATAATATCATTTCTTGGGGTATGTATGTGTGGTCTAAAGACGGTTTTGACCCGTGGAGAATTGATGACTTTGCCACAGGAAGAATAAGAGTGGCTATATTAGAAGATTTAGAAAGCGCAGTTATTCAGGAGTTCTTAAATGGTTAATGTGCTTTACCACGACATTTCAAACACAGCCAAGAAACAGCGTCAATATAGACTTACTGTCCAGACAGTTGATGAAAAAGGAAATCCAACTGAAGGTGCAATAGTCATTGAGGGAAAGTTCACCATAAACTTTAGCATAAACAGAACTTTGTTTGCAGATGTTAATGCTATGGATATTGATATATATAACCTTGCACCTGATACATACAATCAGCTTTTCTTTGACTACTTTAATCCGAAGTATAGAACAGTTATTTTGGAAGCCGGTTATCAAGGAATGGAGATGTCCATTATCTTTGTTGGTAATGTATGGAACTGCTACACGTCACGTCAAGGAAGCGATGTGATAACGAAAATGCACGCGATAACAGGATTAAAAGATTTAAGTCCACAAACAGACGCAACCCTTTCAAACATCTCACGCAATCAGATAATTCAACACGCGGCAAGCGATATGGGGTTGAACGTAAAGATATATTCTGGAGAAGACATAAAATTTAATCGCCCAGTAACAATGACAGGTAATTCGTTTGCCATTATTCAGAAGTATTGTGGCGGTAACGCTCATATTGATAATAATGAAATTATGGTATTAGACACCTATGATGCCATTGAGGGAGAGGTGCCACTTATAAATGACGAATCTGGATTGCTCGGCGTTCCTGAACACGAAGACGCATTATTGAGAGTAAAGATGATATTTGAGCCGAGAATTATTATCGGTCAGATAATAGAGATACAGTCAAGAATTGCACCGATGTTTAACGGACAGTATAAAGTGTATGGTATTAAGCACGAAGGCACAATATCGGAATCAGTAGCAGGAGAAGCAACAACAACGTTAGAGATGTTAGTAGGCTCACAAGTATATGGGAGGTTTGGAATTGTCACAGCCCAACAGTAGAAAAACATTAGCGCAAGCATTAGAGGCTCATTTCGGTAACTTTTCCGAATCGCTCAACTGTGTGAAAATAGGCAAAATTGAGAACGTAGATACAACAAATCAAACAGTAGATGTTCAAATTCTGCATAAGCGCGTTAATATGAATTTCAAGACGAGAGAGTTAAAGGACTATTCTCTGTTAAAACAAGTTCCGTTTGTCGTCATTGGTGGTGGACAATCAAACTTAACATTTCCTATTGCTAAAGGAGATAATTGCTTATTGCTTTTCTGCGACTATGAAATTGACCGTTGGTGGGACACAGGCGAGAGTTTACCGTCAAATTTTGAACGAAAACACGACATTTCAGACGCATTTGCAATAGTCGGAATACACTCAATGGTTGATTTACTACAGGGATACAGTAGATACGTTCAACTCAAATATTCCGATTCGTCTTATGTTGTCGTTGGAGATTCGATAAATATTAACAATGAGCAAACAAACGTCAGCGGAAAACTTGATGTAACAGGTGATATAACAGGTAGTGCGAAAGCAACGGCAGAACTACACTCTACACACGGTGCAACAGGCACTTTCACTAATGTCAGCGGTCAAACCTTAACCATTGTTGATGGAATTATTACAAATATCTCTTAGTTATTTGCAAAATAGAAAAACATACTTTATACTACTATAAGAGGTAAAATATGAGAGTAAGAGCTTTAGATAATAATTGGGATTTTAATTTTGGGCGTAGCCGTCAAGACTATGCTTCTGAATCTCTTGCTACTGCCTATGATGTTAAGCAAAAAATTCTATGTTGGTTTAACGATTGCTTCTTTGATATGCAATCTGGCATTGACTATAAAAACCTATTAGGCAGAAAAGGCGGTAAACAGACCATAGATAACGCAATAAAGAAAATATTAGCCGTTCAGCCCGACATTATTGAAATTACTTTTTTTGACAGTTCTGTTACGGACAGAAGATACAGTTTAACAGCAAGATTTAAAACCGTATATGGTGAAACGATTGAGGTAAAAGTATGACAGATATACTAAACGAAAACGGATTACAGACATCAACTGCGCCTGAGCTTTTGCAGACGTTACAAAATGACTTCAAGAACATCTACGGTGAAGATGTTTTGCTTGATTCTAGCACTCCTGACGGACAGTGGCTTAATATTCTTGTTCAAAAAGGTGTAGATGTTCGTGGGTTATTGACACAATTATACAACTCGTTCAATCCAAATAATACTCAAGGCTCTTTATTAGACCAGAGATGTGCTATCAATAACGTATTCAGAAAGGCGGGAACGTTTACTACTGTTACCGTCAATGTGGTAACTGATAGAGCTTTAACGTTGCAAGGATTAGACGACAACTATAATAATCCTGAAGCCACTGGATATACAATTCAAGACAATGAGGGCAATAGATTTATTCTTGTAAATACCACAACTCTTTCAACGGGTAGTAACTCTTTGTTATTCCGTTCTGAAGCCCTAGGTGGGGTTGTAGTGTTGCCGAACACCTTGACAACACCTGTGACGATTGTTTTAGGTGTTGTGAGTGTAAATAATCCAACAACAGCAAATGCTATAGGAACGGTTGAAGAACTAGATGAAGAATTAAAGGTTCGCAGAAGACAATCCGTTGCAATCAGCTCATTTGGTTATTTAAATGGTTTACAAGCGGCTTTATTACAACTTCCGGGCGTTACAGACGCAAAAGTATATGAAAATTATACATCGTCTACCGATGCCAATGGAACTCCTGCACATTGTATTTGGGTAGTAATGGACGGTGGTGCAATATCTGATATTGCGGAAACGATATATAGCAGAAAGTGTCCGGGAACGAATATAAGAGGCAATATTACTTATACTATCACTACTAACGCTCAGACGCAATTTATTGCTAAGTGGGATAATGCGACCGTTACGCCGTTTTATATCAAGTTTAATATTAAGCCGACAGTTGCAGATATTACGTTTAATCAGACGGCAATTAAGGAATATATAGAACAGAGATTGATGTTTAAGATTGGCGAGTTTGCTGAAACAGCTTCCATTACTGAGATTGCACAAAATGCTATTGATAGTGTTGGCGGACAAGGTTATGCAGTAAATGTTGAAATATCTACAGACCAGACAACGTGGGTTGAGTATTTATCCCCTGTTGTCGCAACAAGATACAGTGTAGCAGGCATTACAATAACGGAGATTTAAGATGAGTCAAACCGATAGCTACTATTCAAACCTTTTGATTTTGCAATATCACAGCAAGCCTAAAGCAAAGGCTACGATAGAATCTACGGTTAGTTTATTGCCTGACGACTTAATTATGGAAGTGATAAACGGATTTAATATTGAAACAGCTATCGGAAAGCAACTTGATATTTTAGGTGAATATATCGGCATTGACAGATATTATCTCGTGGATAATCAAGCGGAATTGCTATCTGATGACGACTATCGCTTATTGATGAAGCTAAAGGCAATTTCAAACACGAGTAACCTTTCACACAAGGCTCTTGATGATAGCTTATATGACTTTTTTGGTAATACTGTTCGTATGGATTCTGACGGAAATATGGAAATGACATATTTCGTGCCTAAAGACAAAACTCCTATAATTCAAGCGGCAATTCAAAAGGAAGTATTACCAAAACCAATGGGAGTAAGATGCTCTTATATTATTGAATACGACAAGAGATTTTTTGGGTTCTGCACCTACCAGAATCAGACCGCAGTTTACAAGACTGGATTTAGGACATATAATAATCCTAGCAAAGTAGGTGAGGTTTTAACTTATAGCAAGAGGGTGGAATTTTAATGCCTAGATTAACGAGAAAAAATATTAAAGTTTTCGCTGGTAGTGCAACTAACAATGGCGTTTTTGGTTCATTACAAGCGAATAACCCGACAACTACTTCTGATGTAGAGCAGTTGCAATCTTTGAGTGCGTGGAGTGAGGGCTGGAATGCCGCCACTGAAACAAGTGAGGAATTACCACCGTTAGAGGAAATTCAAGGTGTAGAATACGTTACCACCTACCAGCAAGCATATATTATGCAAGAGGGCGTTCCTGAATGGGCGGCAACGGTAACATACTATAAAGGTTGTCTTACCAAAGAAGTTACCTCAACTGGGTTCAAAATTTACAATTCTTTGACTGATAATAATACTGGTAATTTGTTGTCAGATACTTCTAATTGGAAGTTAGTTATGGATTCTGATGATGTGTATGCTTTCGATAATACTGTTGTTCATAAAGCTGGTGCTGAAACGATTAGCGGAACTAAAACGTTTACTTCTTATATTAACAGTAAGGGAGGTGGAACTTATGCTAACTATGCTACGGGCAACCAGATATATATGAATATTGATGCTTTCGATTCCACAAATAAATTAACAGGTATTGTTGATAGTTATACAGATACAAATGGGTTGACCCAAACAAGAATTGTATCATTTTACCCGAATGACTCATCGAAATACTCATTTATTGGGGCGACGGTCGATGCAAATGGTAACGCTAGTACATATGCACCAACACCTGCTTTTAATTCAAATGATAATAATATTGCCACAACATATTGGGTTAAATATCTATTTGCAACGCTGTTCCCTGTTGGAAGTATTTACATTACTACGCAAAATACAGGTTCTTGTCCGATTGCAAGCCTTATCAGTGGCTCACAATGGGAATTAGTATCGACAGACCGTGCATTATGGGGTGGTAACGGTTGGAATGCACATAGTTGGATTGCTGCAGGCTTGCCAAATATTACAGGTTCGCACGGCGGTGCAGATACAAATAGCCGTTGGGTTAATGGTTGTTTTTATGATGCAGGGGACGTAACATCAGGTGGCGGACATGGTGGTGGTTGGTCTGTCGGATTTGATGCATCACGTTCATCATCGATTTACGGACAATCGTCAACAGTTCAACCGCCGGCATATCGTGTAAACGTATGGCGTAGAACAGCATAGGGGGGTAAAATGAAAAAATATGCAAAAATTATAAATGAACAAACAAAAGAAGTCCAAATTGGTGCTGGTTGCTCAGATGAATACTATAAAGAGATTGGTATGACTTTAATGGACGTAGAACAAGCTTATAATAGTTCTTGGTATGTAGAGGGTTATGCGCCGAAATATGAGCCGACAGAAGATGAATTAAAGCAAAGAGTTCGCTCGGTGCGTAATGAATATTTGAAAGATACAGACTTCACACAATTAAATGATGCACCGTTTACCACAGAAGAAAAACTACAATACGCACAATATCGTCAGTATTTGAGGGACTACACAGAGAGCGAAAATTGGTGGTTAAGTAATCCGAAAACATTTGATGAATGGAAGGAGTAAAGCTTATGGATTGGGTTCAGATATTACAGGTATTTTGCATACCGGCTTTTGCTTATTTGTTTTATAAGGTCAACGGCATACAGCACGATTTGGAAGAGTTTAAGGTGGAAGTGGCAAAGGAAAGTAAAAACTATGCTACCACCGAAAGCATACAACGCTTGGAAGAGAAAATTGACAACTTGCGCGATTTAATCATTGATGAGCTTAAAGGCAAAAGGACTAAGAAATGATTGAATGGTTGAAAAAAATATTTGGAGTAAAAAATATGAAACCAATGATTGATGACGCAACCATTTTACAACGACTTATGCTCAACGAAGAAATGCGTAACAAAGCCTATTACGACACCGAAGGAAAGCTCACAATAGGCATAGGGCGCAATCTTGATGATAACCCTCTGACTCAAGAAGAAATCTGCTATATAGGGCATAATGCTCGTAAAAAAGAAATTACAAGTGAACAGGCTTGTTATCTTTGTAGAAATGATATTGCTTTAGTAAAAGCAGACCTTGATAAACATTTGCCGTGGTGGCGTGATTTGAATATTGACCGCCAATTCGTTATGATAGATTTGTGTTTCAATCTTGGCATAGGAAACGAGAAAAAGAAAACAGGATTACTTGGTTTTCAGAGAACACTTAGTTCAATAGCGCAAGGTTATTATATGAAAGCGGCAGACCAATTAATGCAAAGCAAGTACGCAAGACAAGTTGGAATAAGGGCAAGACGTAATGCGTATGCTCTGAGAACTGGTGAATGGGTGGCAAATCCACCGAAGGAGGTATAATGTTAGGAATACTAAGCGGATTACTCAGAAGAATCCTCGGTGGGTTTTGGAGTGACGTTCCGATTATCAAACAGCGTGGCATACAATGGTTGTTGTGTGCTTTGCTGTATGCGCCGTTTATTTATTTCTTGCCTTATCATACATACCTAGCTGGTGTAATGCCTAAATGGTTATTTACGATTATTTCTACGTTTTTATTGATTTACGCTGAAACCAAAGGACATTTTCCGGGGTTTCAATGCGGAACAGAATCACGCGAATATATTGATGAAGAAGTAGCTAAAGGTCGTAAGATACCATTTAAGAAGATAGTTGACTGGTGGGGCGAAGTAAGAGGATATGAAGAATACTGTCGCGAATGGTGTTTTTGGCAGTTGATACTGTGCAAAACGGTATATTTAATACCAGCATCGGCGTTCTTAGGTATTCAATACATATTCATTGGTTTATGCGTAGCATTTGTATATAATGCTTGTTTTTGGGTAGAATTAAAGCCGTATAAGAAGTTGTTAGTAACTCCGACCAACTGGGGAGAGTTCTTTCAAGGTTGTTTGTATTTTCAGGGCTTATTTTAAGGAGATGTAATATGCCACGGTATCAAGGTGATGACTTAGTAAATTTAATGACGGTAACGGTAACGGCTGAAGACGGCTCTTTACCTGATATTGAAGCAGTAGAGCTGAAAATAGGCTCTTTGTGTAAACGATACGACCACCCGACAAACCCATTCACGGTAAACATTATGCGAGAAGAAAGCATTAAGTTGAATGTGAAGAATAGCTGTTATGCTTGTATTTGGTATTACACACCAGTAGACGGCGTTAATACGCTTGTTAAGAAAACGTGCGAAGGCACATTAACGATTGAAACAAAGCCGGAGATTATAGGAAATGGTAGATGTAGCTGTTAATTTTACGCTTGAGAATGACGAGCCGGTAAATGCTGAGTTTCAAGTTCAGCCTGATGTAACGTTTACGGCAGATATTAAGACCGAAACAAGCACCAGACGGCACGAAGAACTTATTAATCGTGATTTACCAGACCAACACCCGATAGAAGCGATTACGGGTTTGCGTGAAGCTTTGGATGAGAGCGATGCCAAAATACAAACAGAAAAAGAAGAACGTATTGCCGCAGATGCAGATTTGCAAGAGCAAATTGACAATATTGATGTAACAGATGATACTTTTGTTTATGAGCAGGGTATCGCAAGTGATGTATGGGTGATAACACATAACTTAAATAAATATCCGTCAATTACACTTGTTGATAGTGCGGGGACAGTATTTAAGGCAAAAGAAGAATACAACAGCGCTAATCAAGTTACAGTTTACTTAAATGGCGCAACAACAGGAAAAGCATATTTAAACTAGGAGTAAAAAATGGCAAATATACCTTTTAATTCGCATATTGATTTAGGAAACAACGAAATTCAAAATGCAAAATTTCAGATGTTGGCAAGCGCACCAAGTGCAACAGCAGGTAAGTTTTATTACGATACTACATTAAATAAGTTTGGTTATTACAATGGCACCGAGTGGATTTATGGAACTGTTTATATCGAAGGAACTGGAATCAAAATCAACGGTAATACTATTTCTATTGACACTGATGTAGTAGCGCAATTAACAGACTTAGCCAATTATGTCCCGACTTCTCGTACAGTAAATGGACACGCTTTAACATCGAACATAACATTAACTTATACAGATGTTGGAGCTGTTCCTGATACAAGAACGGTTAATGGAAAAGCTTTGAGTGAAAACATTACACTAAGCTCTGCCGATGTAGGGGCTGTTCCTACTACAAGAACGGTTAATGGCAAGGCTCTTTCAAGTAACATTACCTTAACGGCTGATGATGTAAACGCGCTTCCGGATTCTACCACGATTAACGATTTAACGACTACGGCTCAACAGAATGCATTAAATTCAGGTGCGACAAGCACGTTAATTGGTAAAATTACGACAAACGAAACAGCTATTAACACGATTAACAGCAAAATTCCGAGTCAAGCAAGTGCAAGCAACCAGTTAGCCGATAAAGCTTTCGTTAATTCAACAGTCCAAACAAATACCGCAAGCTTTGATGGTTCTTGGGCAACTTATGCCGCAATACCTTCGACAGTAGCAGGATTTACTTCTGAGGGTTATCCTGAGCCGAGCAATAACAATTATTTGGTAGTTGTAGAAGACGAAACTCAAGACGGCGGAACGTGGCGTTATAAATACGTTGACGACGGAACGGCTTATAATAAAAACAAATGGAAGGTTGAATACGAAATCAACGAAACGCCGATGACAGCCGACCAGTTAGCCGCATTGAACTCGGGTATTACATCTACATTGGTTGCGCAAATAACAACAAACCAAAACAATATTACTACGATTAACGGTCAAATTTCGACTATCAATACTACACTTGCTTCTAAAATACAGAAATTTACCGCCACTAATCCTACATTAACAACAAGTGGTGGAGTATGCACTTGGAGTGTAGTAAATAGCTTTGCGACGAATGAAGTGCAAGCGCAAGTGTTTAGAGTTTCTGACGGCGTTCAAGTAATGACGGAAGTGGATGTAAGTGCTAGCACTATTGTTATAAAGTTTAATTCATCAACAAATATTACAGCAGGCATTTATAGAGTTGTTGTAGAAGGCTAGGAGATAGCTTATGGTAAATAAAATAACAACACCGCCGACACAAAATGAGGTTATTGATAAAATCAACGAGATAATTGACGGTAAGCAAGATACAATCAGCGATTTAGCAACAATAAGAAGTGGTGCAACTGGTAACGTCAAATTAAACGGTGGGAGTTCTCAACAAACAATTAGCTTAACGAGCGGAACAGGCACAACATCTCTCGGTGTTAAGTCTATGTCTGGCAGTAGCTATATTTCGTTTAGTGGTTCGAGCGGGTGGTTGGCTTCGTTTGGTATAGGTAGCGATAAAAAACCGACAATCTATGACGGTTCTTCTCACGTAATTGCCTATACTTCTGATATACCGACAGTAAATAATCCAACAATTACATTTACTCAGGGCGGAACAACAAAAGGAACAATCACGCTTAATCAGTCAAGCAATCAGACAATAGCATTTGATGCAGGTGGTGGTGGTGGAAGCACTTTTATTCCTTATGGGGAATCAGATAGTGCGGCAGATGCCACTCAAAAAGAAGTAACAATTAGTGAAATTACAGCATTAAACGCAGGTCAAATTATTATTGTCAAACCAACAATAACATCAACCGTTGCAGACGCTACATTAAAATTAAATAATTTTACGGCATATCCGATTTTATACGGTGCGGCAGCAATTACAACTTCAACCGATAGTATTACTTGGGCGGCAAATTATCCGTCTTGGTTTAGATTTGATGGTTCAAACTGGGTATTCTTAGGACACGGTGTAGATAATAATACAACATATTCTGCTATGTCGGTATCTGAGGGTACAACAGGTACAAAAACAACTGCAAGAACTGTTAGAGCAGATTATTTGAAACAGATTATTCAGGGTACAAAATTAACAGGATTATCAACAAGTACAAATTCAGCTGTAACTGCGACAGATACCGTTCTTGTAGGTATTGGTAAATTGCAAGCACAAGTTAATGGTAAGCAAGCAACGCTTGTTAGTGGTACAAACATTAAGACTATCAACGGAAACAGCTTGCTTGGTAGAGGTAATATTGAAATACAAACCGGTGGGACAATAACTGTTGATGGCGAGTTATCTACCACAAGTGAAAATCCAGTACAAAATAAGGTCGTTACGGCGGCAATTAGTGATTTATCTTCACAAATTAACATTGACGATTATCTGGATTTAATTATTGCCGGTAATACTCAAGATTTGCCGATTACAATGCAGGGAACATACGATACAGATTTAACAAATATTATAGGAGGAACCTATGTCAACGTATGATAAATTAGATACGATTAACGATAGCTTAAACGATATTAAAACAGCGATTATTGGTAAAGGTGTAACACCAACAGGAAATATAACGACATATGCTACCGCTATCGCTAATATACCAACGGGGGGCGGTGAATTTCAACTCACACGCTTTAAAGATGACACAAATACCGAAATCGGTACATACTTCTGTAATTTTACTGATGGTAGTGGTAATACATATAAAGTAATATTGCTTGATGCTCAATATCGTAATGATTCTACTCAATGGTGTTCAAATTCATCTACAGCAGTCACAAATATGCCATTATATTCAAATTTGAAATCATCAAATGTTTGGGAAGCAGGTGAAACAGCAACACAAAATACTCAGTTGATTTTGGATTTTTGTACTGCTGGTGGTTATACATCAACAGCTTGCTCTCATTGTAGAAGTAAATCATTTACTGTTGGTGGTGTAACGTATTATGGTCAATTACCAAATCTTTTGGAAGTATCATACATTGCTAGAAATTATAATAGCTTTGATGCTATGGACACGTCTGCTAGTTCTCAGAGTTCACTCAACTTCTCGTCAGCTCTCGCCATTTGGTCGTCCAGTCAGTATAACAGTGGCAACGGCTGGTTCCTGAGCAGCAACAACGGCGTGACCACCGGCTACAAGACTATTAACTACTACTTTGCATGCCCCGTCCTTGAGATTCCATTATAATAAAGGAGAAATAAAATGTATATAAAAGAACAAATGTATAAAGGTAAAATGACCCAAATCCTCTATCCAGAAGATGGCTATTTGCTTGAGCATAAGGAAACACATCTTATTTACGGCTCTGTCAGCTTAGAGGACGGTCGTAAGCAAGAAGATTATAACGAAATACCGGAACCACAACCGGAACCGGAAACAACTAACATAGAGGAGTAAAAACAATGATGACTTGGATTTTAGCAAACTGGGATAATATTTTGGCTATTTATGGCGGTGTAGTAGCGGTATGCACGACCATCGTTAAAATTACGCCAAACACAAAAGACGATGCTATTGTAAGCAAAGTGATTAAAGTGTTAGACTTTTTCAGCACGGCATTTACCAAGGCTGACGCTGAAAAACTGAAAAAATAGGAAAAAAGTCGGCGGATTATGTGATTTTTTTCACATTTTCCGCTGATTTTACAGATGTTGTTTTGTTTTTTTCAAGATAACAAATAACGGCGACACACGTAACGCTTTGAAGAAACAATATATTTTTGCAATTCTTATAGATATTGCGGGAGTAAAATACACAAAATGAAAGAGCAACGTATACCTTTTCCTGATTATACACCTGAAGAACAGGAAGCAGATGTTAAGAAGTCCAAACGGCTTAAATTGATACGTCACGCTTACTTGATGAGAATAAACGGAGAATGGGCGCATTTTATTGTAAGCCAGCACGGTGACGATATTGGATTTTATGATGAGATGAAGCTTCCTGAGGTAGTAGAAAAGCTAAAGCGTGACAGACCTGATTTTACACCAAAGGTTATTCGTAATGAAGGTTTAGAGAATTATTTGCGTGACCGTAGACCTGAATATAAAAAGCGTATGGCTCGGCAGTTAAGTATTGAGTTTAAGGATAATGGTAGAATGTAGCTTGTGTCATAAAGAATTGCCTGAAACTGAGTTTTATCCATCGACACTCAGAAAAGGGCTTAGACACTGCAAAAAATGCTGTTATGAACGGTGGGGTAAGAAGAACAATAAGAAATACACCGAATCTCTAAAATTATTGCCAGAACAAGACCTTAACAGATATTATGGTGGTATTCGAATCTCTATTCTTAACTTCACAAGAAAAGGTGATTATAAGTATCAAATAAACTCTACTGATGGGTTTTCATTAAAGACAAACAGTAAAGAGGAGTTTTTATCAACTCTTGAGAGTATATTAGCCTTCCATAATTGATGACGTTAGCTCTTTTATTTTATCACACAATTTCATATCAGTAACAACATAACATCTCTTGCGTTTATCGGTAATGTTAGGGTTTTTACGAGATTCGATAAGACCGCAACTACTGAGGTTATTCGTAATTCTTCTCATTGTGAATTTATCTAAGTTAAAGAACTTGCAAAGATAGTCAAATTCTCTGTATTCTTCAACTTTACAACCTTCTTGGATTTCAAACAAGACATTGATTGCATTCTTAATACTCAAAACACGGTATACGTTTCTATAGTTTTTCACCTAATTTCTCCTTTAACTTTTTATTGCATAATTTGATAAATTCAACATCGGTCAGTCCGTTCTCTAGTAGATACTTCTTGTAGTCTTTGTTTGCCATATTCTGCAGATATTGAAGCCTAAAAGGATTACATATATCTAACTGAATACAGCCGGAATGAAGAAGCGTATGTTCTTCTATGGTAAGCGGTATGATATTTAATAAGTCCCACCTGAGCAGTTTGTTGCGTCTTGAATAGAAGTGATGCCCACATTGAGCAGGTTTATGAGAATAATAACTTCTCTGCTTGCAAGACCACATCTGAACAAGCTTATCATTTTCTTTTTCAAGACCACCAACTGTCTGCATTCATACCCTCCAAAATTTCTTCATAATGTTTACCCTCTTTTGATGTGATAACTCCTGATTCGTCCATATCGTGCAGTATCATATCAATAGCTTCTGTAGCTTGTTTTTTGGTAGCTACCGACCAACTCATCTCTTTTACAACCTTTCCTTTGAGCAGATTGGTAACCTCAATAAGCTGTGTGTTTGATAAAGGTAATAACTTTACAGCTTCCCAAATCATATACTTTGTGTTTTTAGTGAGGTTAGAGTTGTCAAAAACTGTTTCAATCAGCCCGACAGAGCGTTTATAATAAAACCTCATTTCTCTCTGTGATACAAATGACGAACACCCCGACTTCCAAAAGCAATCTAATAGTGCGTGAAATGTATTATTCTGTTTTCGGCTTTTATATTGCTTCTGAGTGAGAAAATCCACATAGACGATAGTTTCCTCATCTAATATACGATTCACCTCTCCTGTGACATCTGAGAGCTTTTCTGATAGGTTATTTTTTGTTATAGGTATCATCTTTATACTCTTTGCAATAATCTACTATCCATTGAGGAATATTAAAAACATCCCTACACCAGTTACTTACAGATTGACGAGATACCCCAACCAATTTTGCAAAATCTTCTTGACGAAGGCTGTGCATAACCAAAAAAACTCTTAAATCTCTGCTTGACATTTTTCAAAACCCTTTATATACTTATTTTAACATAGTGCCTTATATTTACATCGGCTACGTCCACAACCTGAGATGGTTAAACACGCACTGGTAAAACAGGAACCGAGATTGCACAACAAAGTGGAGAAGTAATGTAGCGGGAAATGAACCGTCGATACATAGATGATGTCAGTTGAAAGTTTGGCTTTCATCGTTACCGTTTGGCTGAAAAGCGGGGAACGGGGGCTATGGTAGGCACTGTCGGCAAACTGCCTATCGCATAAACCCCCGAACTTTACTGTTGATTCTAAGGACTGGCTCCGAAGAACACAACATTTTCCCTCCTGTGTATTGTCACACAAGTTTTTGTGTTTGTCAATATATAGGGGGGATAACTGTATCATCTTTCAAACTCCACCAAAGAACACGTTATTCCTTAAAAAGGGATTCCATCGTCCATATCAAAATCAGATGTTCCGTTGGTCGGATATGTTATCCGTTCCATAGGCTCTGATTTCTTTTCAGGTTTGTGATATTCTTCTTTATCCTTTAGTTGAACTGAGTAGTAGGTATTACCGTTTGCGGATTTCTTTACCCACATAGCAATATCCATTATTTTACCACCTACGTTAATCTCGCCACGAACACGAGGTTGCTTACTACCCTCTGTCCAGTTTTGGTTATTAAACATCACACCTGTATTTTCTTTTATATCCATTATCTTACCTCCACATCCATATTTGGATTTTCAAGCTTTAATTTCATATCAGAAGATACCTTACGGAGTCTCTCAAATTCTTCAGAACCCTCTGCAAATTTTTCTTTCCACTTATACCACAATGCACTTACTTGCTTAGAAGTTGTGCAAGACTTAATTGCTTCAACAAAATCGCCTACAGTTTCTAACTCGTCCCAAGTCTTAGTCTTACCGCTTGCCGTATTACCGTCATCATCTGCCGTTTCAATGTTCAATAACGGCAATAAGGAATAACGTCTTGCGTAGGTAACTGCTGAACCTAGCTGTTGCATATCAGGCTTTACCGTGAGCAAATCCATATCACCACATATAGATTCACCTGTTTCTAAATGAACTAACTCTGTATGCAACTGATTTCCCCTTACCACCTGAATAAGAACGAATCCTTTTTCGGTAATTAAAGGTTTTATCTGCTCAAACAGTGCATTTAAGTCAGCGTATTTACTCTTGTAATATGGATTATCTGTATTCTTAACGACCTTTGTAATACTGTTTTGCAGGTCGCTGAGTGCTTGTAAAAATTCCTTTTTCATTGTATTTCCTTTCTTTTGTTTGTTTGGCTAGGGTAGATAGATTCGAACTACCATTGTGAATACCAAAAACTCAAGTCCTACCGTTAGACGATACCCTATTTTGGTGGGAGAAGTTTGATTCGAACAAACTAGACCTTTGCAAGTGGTGCCAGATTTACAGTCTGGTGCGACCCTCCAACTTCGCCGCTCTCCCATTACCTATAAAATAGCATAATAAAATTTATTGTCAATAACTTTTTTCAACTTTTATTTCAATTCGTGGATTATCGCTATAACACTTAATAAAGTGCAAATCGTAGATGATAGAATCGTCTACCCAAAAACCCAACCTTGTCATTATATCCAACAGAAGTTTGCATAGATTATCGCAATCTGGGCGTGTGATACACGGTAACCCCTCTACACGATTCTTTTTAGCTTCGGATTTCCGAAAGGGATATACCCATTTTATTTCTAGTTTTAATGGCTCTACAAAGGGTTTTTGTGGTCTATATGGGGATAGTAGCCACATCAACTCTGTTTGCGTTTGTTTGGCATTAGAATCGCTCATTTTGCCGACAAACATATTTCCATTTCGGTCTTTGAGGATTTTATTGCTTGCTTGAGCTGTATGCTTTGGTGGTATGCACTTAATTATAAATTCCATTATGCAACCTGACGATTGATTAAACCTAACTTGAGTTTGAGGTCTTGAGCGATGTTATCCATAAGAGCATTATCTGCACGGTTATCAATAGCAACTTCGCCAAGTATCTCTAGAGTGGAACTTATAAGTCCTGCTAAACGTGTTAAATCAGTTTTTGTGTCGGTTAATACAGGAATATATGCTTCAGCTACTCTAAGTATTTCCTTGCTTTGCGGTGGTAATTCTCCACCACCAAGATAGTGTGCTTCTTTTATCGAATCGGAAAAATCATCTAATCCGTCAGCGACTCTGTCAGCCAACAAATGAACGGCATAGAACTGGTCGCCTTTTGCTGTATAATGAATATCCTTTGCATATTGTTGTATTGCGGTTAATCTAGCTAAAATATCTAACATATCATTTCTCCTTTAGTATAGTATATCACACCTTTAACATTATTCAAATCTCTACATCTAACGCAGTAAGTTTAATATCAGCGTCTTCTAGTGATTGTGTGGCGCAAACAAACGTATGGTTTGTGTTGTCTACGATTACATAGTCAACCGAGTTAAGACTTTCGACCAGATATAAGAGAAATCGTTTAGATTCGGAAATCTCTACAAGCCACCATTTTGCAACATCTGTTTGAAAAGTAGGCTCGTCTTTTTCTCGGTCAAGCGTTAATGGATTATACTTTTTCATCTTTCCTTTTCCTTTTGTTGCTTAATCCATTCTATTTGTTCTTTTTTGGTAATATCGCGGATTTTGGTGCCGTCATCGTTACACCAAGCGATAGGTCTCCAGTGATTGTAATATCCGGTATTATCTTGTCCGCTATCAAACAATTCGTTCATAACTTCACAGTCATCTGAATCTTTACTCATTTTTCTAATTCCTTTATAGTATCAGGATAAAACGGCGCACCACCTGCGACAATTAAATCCTCATCAAATTGTTGATTTTCACCTTTACCTACACCAATATAATATTTAATCGTATCGGTAAGCGTGTCTTTTGCTTTTACAATTCCGATAGTGGATAAATCGCCTTTATCTGCGTAACTATATACACAAATCGGAAACCATATTGAGCTTAATACAACAACATTTTCCAAGCCTAGTGCATTTACTTTTCTCATTTTTCCACCTTAAAATTATTTGTTAGCCACTCAATAGCACCATCAACCCTGTCTTTATCCCAAGTGTTATTGCGTAATTCTTTTAACGAGTGGATAACCGGATTGATTGCCGCCCATACCGACATTCTATCAACCCTATCAAGTCTTTGCATACAACCGATAATCAAATCGTCTTGTTTCTTCTTTGTTGTTATAATTAAATTAAATATTTTCATTTTTCTAACTCCTTAAAATATCCGTTTGCTTTTGCTATTAGCTTGTTATACTGGTTTCGTGATTGATAGCCATAAGCAAGCTCTCTAAGTATAGTTTCAGCCACCTCAAGCTGTTTTTCCAAGCGTTCTATCTTTTCAAGAGCCTGCACAAGTGTTTCACTTCTACCGCTTGGCTCGTCATTGTAATTGTAGGGTTCTATTGTCATTTTAATACCTCCCAATGGTAATTTCCCGCTGTTTCTTGTTTTCCTGTTGTGCATTTAGATATTTCATTAGGATTAATACCGTATGCTTTTGCCGCCCGTGCCTGCGATAAAAAACATTCATCTGTTTCAACACATCGCACCTTTTTATTTTTCTTTTGCATTCCATTTTCGTAAGAATGTATAATATTTTCAGAGCAGGTGCACCATTCGAGATTCTCAACCCTGTTATCTATTTTTATTCCATTTATGTGATTTACTTGAGGCTCTTTATTTTTATTTTCAATGAAAGCCTCTGCTACTATTCTATGAACCAATTTACCCATAATCTTTGCGTCTTTACACAACCAAACTTGTAAATAACCTTTGTGTGATATTCTTGGTTTTAAAATATGACCTGTATCTTTTCTTCTTACAACACCATCGCTTGAAATTTCATACAAATCTTCATAGTTTTTTACTGGTTTCCAAATTCTTTTCATTGTAAAGCCTCATCTATTTTTTTGTATAATTCCCCGTGTTTTGCACTCGGTGAAAAGCACTCATCAAAAACTTCTTTGCACTCTTTCAGCAAATCTTCAAGTTGCTTTGCTCTTTCCACCAGTTTGATGTTTGCCGCTATTGCCTGATTTACGGCTTCGTTCATATTTTCCAATTCATCATAACTCGGCACTGGTGTCTTATGTGCTTCGTATTCTTTTAATATATCGTAGTTAGTCATCTTGTGATTCCTTTAGGTGTTTTTTTATTTTCAATAACTTATTAAGCATTTCTTCGCAGTTATAGTCTTCCCAATCTTTTTTTCTGAGTTCTATTAATGCTTGTTTAGCTTCTTCTAGTGTGGCAAATACATATTTAGGCTCTGCTATTTCATTATTAGGAAAATTGTACCAAGCACTACTCCAATAAGCAAAATTATGTCCTATTCCTGTTACTGTTTTTTCTTCAATATAATCAGGTATGCCGATATAAAAGTTATCACCACAACAAATATCAACAGTACGAATTACATAAACTTTATCGCCTTCTTTAAATTTAAGTTCAGTCATCTTGTTTTAACTCCTTTTTTATATGTTTATATAAACCTTCACAATTATCAGAAAAATCAGCGTAATACATTCTATTTGGTGTTTTCTCAAGCCAATCTTTTTCTTCTTTTGTTAGCTTTCGCCAACAATCTTTAACCGGACAGGTATCTTGCTTTATACAAGATGTAAAATCTAAACTTCTACTCATCTTATTTTAACTCCTCTACTGGAGTCAATTTAATACAATAATTATACTCTGTTTCGCAATGCGGACAACAAATACGGCAATTTCCTGTCGGTAGATATACATAAACATCATTAATAACGCTATACTCAAATTCTTTGCCACACTTTTCGCATTTTACTTTGTTTTTTTGTTTCATTAAAAATTCAGCTATTTCTTTCATTTTCCACCTACCTTAACGCTAACATTATTTGATACATCTGGTCGAAGGTTCTATCTTCTGCAAATGGTCTACCACACAATTCATCATCTGAACGACACTCATCTTCAACGGTGCCGTCTTTATAAAAGCCATAACAACCATTACATATACATTCTTCTTTCTTATCCCAAGGATATTTGGTAACGATTTTATATCCCATTTCTTTTGCTTTTTCTTTTAATTCTTCCTAAGTCATTGTAAAAGTCATTTCATAAATCATTTTTCTGAGTTCTTTTAGGTCTTTGCTAGCTAATTTATAATACTCAATCTCTGGAATCATCTAAACACCTAACCTTTTTTAATAAATCTTCATCATCTTTTATTATTTCTGAAAGCTCTTGGCAACATTCATAAGCCTTTAATTTATGATTTGAAGTATAAAACCAATCGTCTAACATTTTCATAGCCTTATATGCGTGTTCTCTGTATTTATTTACAGTTTCAATAAGGGAATTTCTCGCAATTCTTAACTGTATATTTTCTTTTGTTATATTATCAAATGTTCTTTGTGTCATTCTTCATTCTCCGTCTTAAATAAGTTCCTCAATCTCTTGTTTTGTTAATCTCCGGCAATGTGAAAAGGCACCGCCTCTATAACGATACAATTTTTCTTTGCCTTCAACTTCTATTTTATTAAGAATTCCATAATAAAAAGCTTCTTCATAATCCCAAAATTTACACAACTTCCCTAAATCCTGTTCAGTTGCTTCTTGTATCGGTCGTGTGATTTCTGTTTTATCGTGCCAGTTGATAGCGATTAAATCAGAAACATCGAAATATTGTATTTCATCACCGTCACTATAATAAGTATATTCTTCGCTTGTGTGGATTTTAAAAACTCTATCCGGCAATATACCCCATAAATCCGCCATATCTTTTTCGTTTTCTACATCAAATATTCTTTGTGTCATTTTATTTTCATTTCAAATAGAGGGGTGGGTAGGAATCGAACCTACAACCGCACTAGCATTTCAGGAACTACCAATTCACCTCGTTTCCACCCCATTGTTTAATCCTTAAAACGGCATATCCTCTGGTGGAATACCCTCTATCTCTTGCTCCATACGACATCTTTTTTCGGCACTGTTAGACATTCTATCAACTAATAAACCCTCAATCTGGTCTAGTCTTTTACTATCTGCAAGCAAATCTTCATAATCTTCGTGCATTTGAATTTGATTTAAGATTTTCGTTATCCTTGCTGCAACAGCATCAAACTGTTTCTTATACTCTTTATCGGTAAGGTCTAGGCTTGTCTGCAATACTACATCACAGCCAAAGCAACTAAATATTTCTGCTTCATATTTCATTTCTGAGTCCTTTCAGTTAATTATTGTTTGTTTTTCTTTATGACGGTAAACACCATCTACTATCTCATATTCCCTTTTATATAATTCAGTTATCTTTTCGTTTGCGGCGGTAAGTATGGCTTTTAATCCTTTGTCATTCAGAAGAACAAAAGCTTGCTCAGAGATGTTAGCAAGTTTAGGGTCAAATGCACTCAAACCCCATATAGATATAAGAACATCGGCAAGTTCCTTTACCTTGTTTTCAGGATTCTTTTCAACCGCTTCAAGAACTTCCTCTATCTCCTCAAGTACTTTCCTTATCTGCATAATTAAGGTGTTATCTGTAAGAGTAGTAACGTTCCATTCAACGGCACTTTCCCTTAAGCTCTTATACCAATCACCAAACATTCGTTCTTCTTTGGTGGCAAATAAGCCATACCTAATCATATTCCATAATCTTTTAATCATCTTCTATAATACTCTCATTTTTCTTATTGTCAATAACTTTTTTAGAACTTTTATCCAACTCTTTTATTTTCTCAATAGCTTTCTGGCACTTACGTTTGTTGCCATAGTATTTAAGGACTTCTACAGCTATTTCAAGCTGTGCTTTTAGCTTTTCTACTTCTGTCATTCTATTCTCCTATAAGTTGTTTTCTTGCTTCTTCAATTTCCATTATCGGCAGACCTGCCATTTCAATATCACAAAATAAACCGCAGTCGGGAATATCCAAGTCATTATGATTTCCTTTATCCTTTGGTAAATCTTTCAGATATAACTGCTCGCCGTTCTCTTTTAAGATTGTATGCTTCGTTTCAACCTCTACTTGTGCAACTTCGGTAAAAACATCAGGAAAGTCTTTGCGGATTTTATTCCAATACCCTGCACCCGCCTTAAAACAACCAATGCAATTATTGTTATGATAGCCTAACTTATACATCATAGGCAATTCAATTCCTGCAGATTTTAACCTAAGCAAGCAGTCCTTTTTATTAAGCCTTTTTTCTATAAGCGGAAAATAACAATTCGGAGTTTGCTGTTCTTTCCACCTTAAAGCACGATTTACTTCGTGTTTGGTATATTCAAAACCTAAAATATGGATAACATCTGCATTATATAACGGCATAATTTGCTTTTGCCTAACTTCTTTTTTTAGGTATTTTGTGCAAGGAGCTCCCCAAGGCGTATTAAATAACTCTTTTCTTGCAACATCTAAAGGACAAGAAAATTTATCACTACGGGCAATTTTAATCTCTTTATTATACCAACGCTCGCAATCTTTTATAAATCTTTTGTTATCCTCGTGTTCTGCACCTGTCTCCAAATACCACAAATCCACATCTTTCCCCTCGTCTATTGCAATTTTACAAGCTACCGCAGATGTAGAACCGCAACTAAACCAACCTATGTATTTCAAAACAATTCTCCTTGTCTGCTTTCATCATCGAGTCGCTTTAATGCTTTCTCGTAATATTCTTTGTTAATCTCACAACCAAAGAAGTGTCTTTTTAGGCTCTGGCAAGCAAGAGCAGTTGTTCCGCTACCCATAAAGCCGTCAAACACAAAATCACCTTCTCTTGTTATATTAGCCACTATACGCTTCATCATTGGTAGGTCTTTCTCGTTAGGGTGTCCTGTTGTTTTTTGACCGCCTACAATGAAGTATGGTATCTTTAGGTTATAATCCCTATTGTAGGTAAGTTTTCTATCTACAATATGGATGGCATACTCATTCGATAACCAAGTGTTATCCACAAACGGGACAGGTGCCTTTTTACAAACAGGAATAATCCAGTATTCAAGTTTATTATCTACGGCAAACTTAAGCATTTTGTATACATCACGCTTTCCACCAAATAGGAATATGTTTGGAAACTTACATATACGAATATACTCTTTTAATATATCTTCATTATACCAGTCATTATCCATACTAGTCCAATTCATCATCTCTTTATAAATAGTTCTGGTTTCGTGAAACATACCTCTGCCGTGAGCTTCAAATTGATACGGTGGGTCGCTCAAAACACAGTCGAAAGTTCCATCTGGTATTTGAGGTAATACGTCAAGTATGCTAGCATTGATTATTGTGTCTTTATCAATCATTGACATCTCCAATACTTAGGGTCAAACTCTTTGCCTGAACGGTGCGTCTTAATACAGACAAATTTAATATCGTGCCATAATACCCTATCATATTTTTGAAAACGACAATATGGCGCCCACTTCCAAATAATCTGAAAGTCATTTATAAAACAGCAATCAAAGGCTTCTCTTGCAAAATCATAAAATTCATCTGTTTTCATCTTTTACCTCGAAGTTCTTTTCAAGCCATTCTATTGCGTGGTCTACCCTTTCCTTATCCCAAGTATTCTTGCGCAATTCCCACAATGAATGGATAACAGGGTTTATCGCCGCCCAAGCTGACTTATCCTTAAATCTTATAAACTGCTCGTATCTGCGATGTAGATTATATTCTGCGTCTTTAACATATTTGAACGCAAATTCAT